GTAGGATTTGAATTTGTACAACCTCCGTATGCACAGCCTGGAGAAACTATTTTCTCATTCGTTGCTGTTCCTGGAGAGCGTTCTCAAATTGACTTCTCAGAATTGAAAGAGTTAACTAATACGCCATTAGGTGGTAGAGGTACATTCCCAAATGGTCCTGATGTTCTTGCAATTAACATATACAAACCAACAGGTTCATCAACTACTGGTAACTTAGTTCTTAAATGGGGTGAAGCACAAGCCTAAAGGGCTTGTGCAAACTGCCAAAGATTGTCATATATCTTTGTACGTTTAGCAATCTTTTGATTAGTAAACTTTTTTAAAAGTTGCTCTGTCTCAACTCCGTGTCCAGTTCTAACTAAAATAGGCTTTGCACCTATTTTGTAAGCAGCTTTCAAATCTGATAGTTTGTCACCTACATAAAATCCAGATGAAAATTTAATACCGGGTATTTCGTTTTCTGCACGTTCAAACATTCCTGTATTAGGTTTTGCATATAAATCGTGCCGCAAGCTCGATGAACTATAATATAATCCTTCTATACTAGGACATCCTGCTTGTCCTAGTAATTCCATTAAACGTTGATTTACAGAATTTACTTGTTGTTCTGTAAGAACACCTTTTTGTATACCGCCTTGATTGGTAATAATTACAATCTTATGTCCTTTAGATCGTATGAGTGCAACTGCTTCTAAACTTTTTTCAATTGGTAATAAGTCTTTAGGATCAGTAACATATGTACCTAAATCTTGATTAAGTACACCATCTCTGTCTAATCCAACCACACATTTATTATACGTTTGATTGAGAGACTGTGCCTTGAATCTGCCCATTATCTTCCTTTTGACTATCACCAGGAGCAATTCGATAATTATCTTCTACACTGTCTGGTGTACTTACTTCAGTAATACTAGAATTACCTACAATTGCAATTAGTTGATGAGGTTGTAATGGAGGATTATGCCAAGTGTCTCCTTCTTTTAATTCTCTCTCATTAAATTTTGCAGTTTCTGTATCAATCCATCTAACAAGAAAACGTCCGGTGTTTACAAACCATGTTTCGTCTTTTTCTCTGTGAAAGTGCATACTAAACTTAGCGCCTGCCTTTTCGAAGACTAAAAGTTTACCACAATACTTTTCAGTAGTAGCCCAGATAATTTCGTATCCCCAGCCTTTTTTAACTAAACCTTGTAACCTAGTTGGCTCCATCTATATAATCCTCTATTTTAATCCAATCCATATCTATAGTAGAATTTAGTTTTTCAAGATTAGCACATGTGTATTCTTGATATTGTCCTTTTAAATTTTCAGGAATTTCAATAATGTTTATTGCTGCGCCGTATTTTTTACTAATAGAATTAGCAACAGTATCAAAACTTACTGCTCTACCTGTACCTACATTCCAAATACCTGATTCATCAATGCCTAACATTTTTTCATGTACTTTAGCTACATCATCTACACAAACAAAATCTCTCAAATATCTATCGCTATCTCTAAATAGTTCAATAACGCCTTGTTTTTGCGCTTGTTTTGTAAACTTAGTTACTGGAGATGCTTGATCACCTTTGTGTTCTTCGCCTTGTCCGTAAACATTAAAATATCTAAATCCTTGTATCAAAATATTAAATTCATCTTTAGTTTGGTTAACAAATCTATCAAACAAATATTTGCTCCAAGCATACGGAGATTTAGGCAATAGTGGGCCACTTTCTGTAAAATGTGTTGTAGGACCATATACACTTGCACTAGATGCATATTGAAAATTTACACCAAAATGCGCACATGCTTGTACAAGTCTAAGACTAAATTCAAAGTTTTGTTCTAATACTTTTTCAACATCTGTTTCTGTAGTGGAGGTTATTGCACCTAAATGTATTACCCAATCATACCCGTCAGGATCGGGTATAGCATTAGGCATGTAATCCCATCCTTCTACTTCATGTCCTTGTGATTGCAAATATTGTGCAACATTTGCACCTATAAATCCTTTATATCCTGTAACTAATATTCTCATTTGCTCTTCTCTATAATACTTGTTGTACTAAATCCTTTTACTGTAGGAATAATTTTTACAGGCACAATATCATGCCCAACTACTTGTTCTACAGTGTAATCTCCACCTTTGACAATCATATCAGGATTTAGTTTTTTAATTAATTCATACGGAGTATCTTCGTCAAACACAACAACTTCATCTACCCAAGACAACAATTCTAATTGTTCTTTGCGTGTTTGTTCTGTGTTTATAGGACGACTGTCTCCTTTAAGACGTTTTGTACTAGCATCACTGTTAATACCGACTACTAATTTTTCGCCTAACGCACGAGCTTCTTTTAATAAAGTAAAATGACCTCTGTGCAGTATATCAAACACTCCATTTGTAAATATTGTACGATACTGTAAATCTTCAGGCTTAACTACATACGTACCAACATGCTTAACTGATTCTGTTGCACCTTTGACTGCTAATCTAATAGATTCTTCATAACTTTTGTTTTGACTCATACCATAAACAAAAGCAGCAAGAAAGCAATCGCCGGCACCTGTAACATCATTTACTTCTACAGGATCTGTTTCTATAGTATAATATTCACTGTCTATTTGTGCTATAGTAGGATCACTAGCAGCAGTAATAATTATATTGCCAGTCCAATTTGTAAAACCTAGTTCTTCAAACTCTTTTTTATTAGGTTTAACTAACCAAGCACCTTGATAAAAACTAAAATGACGTTTAGGATCTACAATAATTTTACAATTGTATTTGTTGATATGTTCTATAATTTGTTGTGAATAATCTAGTACACCTTTGTTATAATCACTTAGTATTACAACATCATATGCTGAAAAGTCTTTTTCGTAAATTTTATTAAGCGCAACAGAGCCGTCTGTTTTATAATCTTGATCTATACGTGTAACGTAATGACCATCACACAGCACACGAGTCTTTATACATTTGGGCGACGATAGGTCTAACATTTCTACATTTACACCTAAGTTTAATAGATTAAGATATACAAGGTATGCTCCGCCCCATTGCTCCCAAGCATCTTGCTGACTAACAACAGGCACAGGAGCTTCAGGACTCAAGCGTGTTGATGTTCCTGTGATATATTTGTCGATAACAATGTCGCCAATAACTAAGACTTTCATACTTTATTATACTTTATTTTGTATTATGTGTCAAGTAAATTAATAGTTTGAAACACAGTTTCTAACTTGTTTAGATTAACTTTACTTTGAAGAGTATTACGCAAGCCATGATGTAATGGTTTAGGCCATTTAGTAAACGAACACCACGCATATCCATCATGTTCGTTGTTTAATTGAGGTATAAATTCTTCGTTAACAATACACAAATATGTATGAAAATAAAATTTATTATCAGATGAAATAAAACTTTCTAATGGAATAGTTTTGTTAATAGTCGGAAGAAATCCAATTTCTTCTTCTATTTCTCTAAGCAATCCTTCCCAAGGAGTTTCAACACCTTCATTAGTGCCGCCTACAAGTCCCCACAAGTTGCTACGCTTGCCATTTGCTCTGTGTAAAAATAAAAACCTGTTAGTATTTAGAGTATAAAATAATGCACCACTACACGTAATCAAATTTGTCATACATATAGTTAGCCATTCAGTTCAACTCTCCAAGTGCCAACTGGATAATCGCCATCTATACTTAGTAGCCATTCTCCGTTACTGAATCTGTATTGTTTTGAAGTGTTTAGATTTGTTGTATATGTCACTGTTGTAGTGTCACTAGCATCAAATACTATATTCCATTTAGAACCGTTCCATTCTATAATATCATTTGCACTAGCAACTAGACCAGTACCGTCATTATTTTTCCATGCATCAGGAAATTCAGTTGCATCTTCGCTACCTACATTGTCAAGAAGTAATAATCTTAATCCTTGTGCAGCAATTGATCTAGGATCAAATCTTGTCGGATCAATGATATAATCTATAGAAGTTCTACCGTCTATAATACTATCGCTTGGAAAACTGTCAGTGTCCCAATTAAGATTTATAATACCTTCGTCAAATGGATTCAAAGTAAATGTACCCGTTGCAGTTACATCAGTATCTGTATTAGTTATAAACAATCTACTTACATCGGCTCTGTACACACCAGGTAATGCTTCAAATACTTCTCTCCATCCTTTATATCCAACAGTTCCATTAGCTATAAGTTTTGCTTGATCGCCGTCTATATATAGACCATAGGTGTTATAATTAACATTTGCCATTTCTGGACCAAGCAGTGTAGACGATTTAGATCCAAAAGAATTAGATGTAGATCCTGGTTGTGCAAAATCGTCATATGCATTAGTTTCAGGAGCACTTACTCCATCTTCAATAGTTCCTCTTGTTTCATCGAACATTGAAGTAATAATATTTGTAATAACACCCATCTTTCTAACTTTAGTAGGTGGACTAATATAAATTGGTACAGTAAACGTTAGTGTTGCAATATCTATTTCAGTGTCAACGCCTACAGGCACACTTCTATTAGACCATTGTACGTTTTCTAAATCGATAGTTGTAATACTAGTCCAATCAATAAAGTTATCTGTAGTTTGCATTTCTAAACTAGGATTGAATAACACTAATATTTGTTCTAGTATTTGTAATTTTTGATCAGTATTTGTTGCCCAAATATCAGCATTAAGTCTCATCAAATATGGAGTAGGAATAAGTCTTTCTACAGTATAACTTTTGCCTTGACTGTTTATATATTGTCCTGCGTCTTCGTCCCACTCACGTTCTCTAATATTAACTGAACGTGTATGTGTTGCATCTGCTAATCTAGATTTATCTAATTCTAATCCTGTAACGTAAACAGCAATTCGTGGAGCACTAGGAATTTTATTTTCTGAATTGTCTCTAAGAATATTTGCAACTTGACGTGTTAAATCGCCATAAGTTACAGGAACTTCTTTAGTAACGCCCTTTCCATCTTTTACAGGAAAGTTACTTAATACTCTCATCATTTGAGTAACATAGCGTCTTATTTGTCCATCGTAAAAGTGTTGCATTAGTTATCCGCCGTTGGTTTTTTAGGACGCAGTGCTTGAGACAAACTTTGTCTTTCTTCAACTGTTTCGCCACCAATTTCATTTGTATTAGTGTTGTTAATGAAAGAGCTTTTATAAGTTCTTCTTTCTAAGGTATTACTTAGTGTCATTCTAATATCGTCTTCTACTTTCACCCAACGTGTCCCATCATATTTAAACATTCTATTTGGAAGGAAATCTGTACGTAAAAAATAATCTCCAGTTTGGTTATTTCTTGGAAATTGTATACCAAAACCAAACGGTGCACCGTTTGGTGCTCCTCCGTCTCCATAATTTACTAAGTATCCTGAGTAACCTTCTCTATCGGGTCTATCAGTAACTTCATCAGCACTTACAGTAATGCCACTTGCATCTAGTTCTTCACTGTCTGCTGTACGTAAAGCAGCCGTACCGTTTTCGTTAGTTGCTACAGTATAATAGTGACTAGTTTCAAATCCTGACTTAGGTGAATCTGCTTCTGCTTGTGCAACAACAGCATTGTTAATTTGCATTTCTTTTTCGTATGTAGAAAGAATATCACGAAGCGTATTATCGCTGCCTTCTTCTGCAGGAAGGTCAAGTATTTCAGAAAACTCTTGACTATCTACTATTTGTTTTAGTTTAAGTCTATATAAATGCGGATACCAAGTTTGTGAAAAACCTTCTGCTGCACGATTTACATCTTCAACAACATAAAAACGTTTTAATGCTATAGTGTAATCATTAAGTGCGTATTCGTCTTTTAAGTGTGGCAATTCT